ATGGGTATGCTTGGATTAGGTGGACTTCGTAGCTACGAGAAAAAACAAGGATTAACAAAATGACATACAAACTAGGAAACCGCAGCAACGAACGCCTTGAAGGCGTTGATCCCTCTTTGCAGGCCGTTGTACGCGCAGCCATTGGGCGTTCCGAACAGGACTTTAGTGTGATTTGCGGACTAAGAACCCGCAAAGAGCAGGAAGCGTTGGTCGCAAAAGGTGCTTCGCAGACTATGAAGAGTAAACATCTTGGAGGTTATGCTGTTGATTTAATGGCGTATATCGACGGGGGTCGATGGGAGTTGAATCTTTACGATGAGATTGCTGATGCCATGAAAGACGCTGCCGAGGATTGCGGGGTCAAAATCCGCTGGGGGGCGGCTTGGCACATCGATGACTTTGGAGCCTATGAAGGCACTGCAGAAGAAGCTATGAACGAGTATGTAGACTTACGGCGTTCACAGGGCCGTCGTCCATTTATCGATGCGCCTCACTTTGAGATCATGGAGTAATCAATATGCCTACAATTATGATCAGCATTCTTCCGGACGGTATGCCTGTCGATACAATGGAGGAAACTGAAGAAGGTACGACTTGCCCTCTTCCCACTCAGGATCCGGACGTGAACATGGAGAACATGGACATGGCGGAGTATGAGCATGGGTATAGAGAGCCCAACACTTCGGTGGCATTTCGCAACGACGAAAGCTGTGGATCTTGCGGCATGTATAACCAGTCTGAGTCTATGCAAGAATGTATCGAAGACGAGTCAGGAAGCACAGGCTATTGCCAACTCCTCAAATTTGTGTGTAGTAGTGAGAACACATGTAATGAGTGGGTAGAAGGTGGACCGATTACATCTGACCTACAAGAGGAATACAAGGACAACCTATAATGGATGTTGTCGATTGGGCAAAGTACATCTATAAGAAACTTGAAGAGCGGGAGAAAGATATCTCTGCTGCTCTTGCAAGCGGTGCTGTTAAAGACTGGGAGCAGTACAAAATGTCTGTAGGGGAGATACGGGGACTCTCTCTTGCGCGTGAAGAAATTAAGTCCCTGCTGGAGAGAAACGTAGACGATGTCGAAGACCTTATATCTTCCTGATCACGTTGCGCAGAAAATGAACAAAGAAAAGGCATCAGCGAAAGCTGACCCCGAGTCTTTGAAGAGCGCATATGTTGACGCTAATGAGCGGGTGCTAGACCCCTCCCTTTTAGACAAACCGTTACTAGAACGTCTCCCGCAGCCGACAGGTTGGCGGGTTTTAGTTATGCCGTACCAAGGCAAGGCTAAGACATCGAGCGGCTTGTATATTCCTGATGAGATTCGAGAACGTGAGTCTGTAGCCACGGTTGTAGCTTATGTGATGAAGCTCGGCCCACTGGCATACAAAGACCCAGGTAAATTTGGGGCTGATAATGAGCCTTGGTGCAAGGAGGGTCAGTGGGTATGCATTGGTCGGTACTCTGGATCTAGGTTCAAGATTGATGGCGGGGAAGTTCGCATCATCAATGATGATGAGGTAATCGCCACGCTTTTAGAGCCAGATGATATCAAACATGTTTAGGGGTATGTTATGACCGAAGAAACGGAAAACACTGAAATTGATAACGACACTGAGGTTACTTACGAGGAACCTGAAAGTCAGACTGAAGACAAAGTCAAGCAGGCCTCGGGTGAGGACGAGCTAGACTCGTACAGTAAGGGTGTGCAGACACGCATCAAGAAACTGACAGAGAGATATCGTCAAGAAGAGCGTGACAAGGCTGAAGCGGTACGTTTATCTCAGCAGCTTATTGAGGAAAACAACAAGCTCAAGACTCGTGTAAAGGCCTTGGATACAGGGTATCTTTCTGAGTACGGCAGCAGGCTTGAGTCCCAGACTGAAGGTGCCAAGCGCGTTTATAAGGAAGCCTACGAGGCAGGCGACACGGACAAGATGCTGGAAGCGCAGCAGGCTTTGTCGAACATCGCCGTGCAACAGCAGCAGTACAATACTGCGAAAGCTCGGGCAGAACAGCAGGCTAAGATGCCTGTGAAGCAAGCCGCGCCTGTCCAGCAGCAGCCACAACAACAAGCGGCTCCTGTGCCGGATGAAAAGGCTGTTGCTTGGAAGGACAAGAACAAGTGGTTTGGTCAGGATAAAATTATGACCACGGCTGCGTACACTATTCACCAAGAGCTTGTCGAAGAACAGGGGTTTGACCCGAACAGCGATGAGTACTATAGTGAAGTTAATCGTCGTATGCGTGGGGAGTTTCCGCACAAATTTCAATCGGCGAATAAATCGGGTGGAGGAAGTCAGGTCGCTTCTGCTGGTAACTCCGCATCCCGCAGCACGAAATCAGGGCGCAGGTCAGTCAAGCTATCGCATTCCGCAGTTGCGATTGCAAAGAAGCTAGGCGTACCTCTTGAAGAATACGCAAAGTATGTAAAGGATTGAGATGATGACTGATACTAGAACACCGCGCAAAAGCGCAACACGCGAAACAGAAACGCGCAGAAAACCTTGGGCACCGCCCAGTCACCTATCCGCACCAGATGCCCCAGAGGGATTTGTGCATCGATGGATACGAGTCTCTATGCGAGGCGAGGAAGACAAAATGAATGTCAACTCCAAGCTCCGTGAAGGATGGGAACCCGTCCGTAAAGACGAATATCCTGACTATGAAGCCCCAACTATCGACGATGGTCGGTATGAAGGTGTTATTGGTCAAGGTGGACTGATGTTGTGCCGTATGCCTGTACAGACAGCTCGCGAAAGAAACGAGTACTACGGGGGCCGAACCCGCGAACAGATGACAGCTGTAGACCAGGACCTGATGAAGGAACAACATCCTTCAATGCCGATTCACAATGATCGGCAAAGTCGTGTAACTTTTGGTGGTCGTGAACGCGACTCCAATTAAATTAGAGGATTGCTCAAATGGCAAACAGTAATGGTGCCTTCGGACTACGTCCGATTGGCGTAGTCGGACAGGCTGCGAACACCACTGGTGTGACTGAGTATCGTATTGCCGCAGGCAACACTAACGCGATCTATCAAGGCTCCCCTGTTATCCCGCTTTCAACTGGCTTTATTGACATTGTTGGCGCGGCAGCAGGCGGCACAGTAGGTTTACTTGGTGTTTTCTGGGGTTGCGAATACGTTTCGTCAACAACTGGTGAAAAAATTTACTCCAACTCATGGCCTGGGTCAGGCGCGGATACTAATCATCCCGTCACAGCCTTTGTGTATGACAACCCAATGCAGACATATGTTATCTGCTCAGATGCTTCTCTTACTAACGAAGCAACTGCGCGTGGACATGTGTTCGCAAACGCAAACTTTGCAACAGCTACTTCTGGTTCTTCAACCACTGGTATATCTTCTGCTAAGTTGGGTGTCAGCACTATTGCCGCAACCGCTGCATTGCAGCTGCGTATCATGGGTATTCAAAACGACCCAGACAACGCAGACTTCACTGCTGCTGGTATCCCTGTAATCGTTCGATTGAATAACAGCTTTAATTCCGCCAACGGCGCGATTGTTGCTGGTACTCCATCGACCACTGGCGTTTAAGGAGGTCTAACAAATGGCTATTTCTCGCGCACAATTAGCGAAAGAGCTTGAACCAGGTCTCAACGCTTTGTTTGGTATGGAGTACTCACGGTACGAAAACCAACATGCAGAGATCTTCACAACAGAGTCTTCTGATCGAGCATTCGAAGAGGAAGTGATGTTGAGTGGTTTTGGGGCAGCACCGACTAAATCGGAAGGTTCTGCAATCAACTTTGACGACGCTAACGAAGCATACACTGCTCGTTACAACCACGAAACAGTGGCGTTGGCCTTCTCAATCACTGAGGAAGCTATCGAAGACAATCTTTATGATCGTCTTGGTTCGCGTTACACTCGTGCGTTGGCTCGTTCGATGGCACACACAAAGCAAGTTAAGGCTGCTGCAGTTCTTAACAACGCCTTTACGGGTGGTGCTACGGCTGGTGGTGACGGCGTTGCTCTTTGTGCAACAAACCACCCGCTTACTAACGGCGGCACGTTTGCAAACACGCCAGCAGTAGCTGCAGATTTGAACGAAACATCTCTTGAAGATGCTTTGATCAACATCGCAGGTTTTGTTGACGAACGTGGTTTGAAGGTCGCACTTCGCGGCACTAAGTTGATCATCCCGCGTCAGCTGCAATTCGTTGCAGAACGCTTGATGGTTTCAAACTTGCGTGTTGGCACAGCCGACAACGACACTAACGCAATTCGCTCCATGGGTATGTTGCCTGACGGTTATGCCGTTAACGACTTCCTGACGGATCCGGATGCGTTCTTTGTCAAGACCGACGCTCCTCGTGGTATGATCCACTTTGAGCGGACACCACTTTCCACCAACATGGAAGGTGACTTCGACACAGGTAACATGCGCTTCAAAGCGCGTGAGCGTTACAGCTTCGGCTTTAGCGACCCACGTTGTGTCTTCGGTTCTGCAGGGGCGGCGTAAGTCTCCACTCATAACTAAAGTCAGGGGCGGTCTTCGGATCGCCTCTTTCTTTTTGTTTAGACCTGGTGTATTCTGTAGTCACTAGGGCAAACATCAGCTTTGTAGACAGGTTCCAGCCCTCCTGACGTTGCATAGACTACAGAGCGAATCCTTATGCAAAGGGTACTAAAAATGGCTTCGACTACATTTTCAGGTCCAGTGACCTCAACCGCTGGTTTTATCGGCGATATCAAAGTTCCAACATACACAGTTGCAACCGCTCCATCAGCCTCTGATGCAGGTGCTGGTACGCTTGTATACGTTTCTAACGGTGCAGCAGGCGCCGCA